AGAAGAAGCCCTACTGCCCTCAGCACTCTTCTATATCTCAAGCTCTTACAAAGCCTTAGCAAATCACGCTATAAATTTATCCCTACCGACAATGTCTTCCATTCCCGACTTCGCTTCAATGAACGAGTCCGACCGACTCAAGTATTTTGAAGAACAACAGAAGAAACAGAAGGAACTTATCGACCAGTCAATCAAGTCAAAGCAAACCATGTCCGCTATGCGCGTTCGTCCCGTGTTTCAACAAGCACGTAACAACGTTACGAGTGTCAACACCTCGTCGAGCGTCCCAACGAAAGCTGTTCCCCCTCAGCCTTTCTCTGGAACGAGCTCCTCCGCGAACAATATGTTACGCCTTGCCTTTGGTGAAAACCCTTTCCGTCCTAAGCAACGCTTCGGTCAAAATGGTTTTGTCCCTGACTCACAACACCTCTTCGCTCTCCTCTCCGTTATGGACGCAAAGATGGCCTCAACCCGCAAATTCGTTGAAGGCTGTGAATTCTGGACTCCTTTGGTCTCACAGTATTACCTATCCGTTCTGATCTTCATTCAAGTCGCCCGTGCTAAACACGAAGCAGGCCTACTATCCGGTGAACTCGCTGACGTCTATGACCTCTTTTGTGGTCACTCGCCCGCCATTAACCTCAACGCCCTTCCTGTGCCCGGCCCATTCCTAAATATGCTCTCTCAAGTTGCAGCTCACATCCCTCATCTTGTAGACATGGATAACATCTGTCCTATCGTGCCCAACAATCTCGAAGCGACCAACACGTCGTACTACCTGTACACTGGCCAATGCCAGAACTTACGTGGCCGCCTTCCCAATGTGCCCTACATCCTCGATCAACTTCATCAGCTCGGTGTCCTCCTCACCGCTAACCCTGTCGGAATCGACGTTGCCAACCAAGGCCGCGTCCTACACCATTCCTTCCTGGGCGTCCCAATGTTTGATGCTACTGTTGCTCCCGGCAATGCCGCACAATGGAATTCTCGAGTTGCTTTCGACGCTGGCTTTACAGCTAGTGGTTCGTTTATCGCAGTCGATCCTGCTGCACGCCACCCCTTCTTCCTGAATCGTGGCCTTCTCTCGCAGATCACCGACTACGCGGCACTCATCAATGTCACCCGCCCTGCTCGTCAAAACGCAGCAGCCGTCACTCCTTCCTGGACCCAATTCCTTGGACTCGACAACATGCCTTTCTTTTTGCAAGTTGTTCGCATCATGTCCTGGTACAGCAAGTTTTGGCAAGGCTCATCTGACTTGATGTCTTTCACTCCCTCCGGACACACTGGTGGTCAAAACACCTTTGAACTCGTCAACCCTCCCGCTAGCCTCAACGCTATGACTGCAGGTGGACGTTTCTATACTCTGGATCTCAAGTCGAAAGGATACTCTCGCAACCCCCTCGCTCCCGATGCTGACTGCTTCGACGCCGCCCTCGGCCCCATCAACCTAAGCTGGACTCCTGCTGACATGTTCGCAGGCAAACTAGCTCGCAATGGTGCTATCGCTGATGAGACTACACTCTCAAACACGCGCACAGCTGGCCCTTACTTTTCCGAAACAATCGTCGACATCACTGGTGAGATCAATCCATCCTCTGCTTATGCTGGCATCTTGAATCAATATTACTATTCGTCTGTTGCTCTCAAGAACTAAGAACTATTCCGTCTTCCCGCGCTGCATTTGTGTACAATATTCGTGAATGATTGTCAATTGGTTTAGACCGTTTCAATGAACAGGTGAATACCTGGCTCTCTTGACGTATTGTCTTCATCCAAAAAAAAAAAAAAAAAAAAAAAAAAAAAAAAAAAAAAAAAAAAAATAC